TGACTTTAGATCAAATTTTTCTTTACGATCAATGCCGAGTTCACCCAACATATTAATCTGAAAAATTCCGTAGGAACTGTCTCCAGTTTTCCTGTTACCATTGTAAGCCATAGGTCTTGCGTTAGATTCTGCCTTAACAATAGCCCAAGCCTGTTTAAGGGCTTTTCCTTCAAAGCCAACAGCTGATAGAAGTTCTTTTAGTTCTTCGTCTGTTAGCGTCTCAGAAGGCTTGTATACAGTATTGCTGTACTTCTCTAAGGTTTCTTTCTTTAGTTGTACTGTTGATTTCACAGGTGTTTCTACCTGCAAAGCTTGAGTTGCTGTTGGTCCTGGCTGAACCGTAAATAGAAATAATACTATTACTACTATATACGACCAACTATTGGCAACTTCGCTCAAACGTTGTTTTACTTTCTCCATTGGCATTTCCTCCTCTAGAGATAACGAACTCTAAGCATAACATTAATTCTATAAACCTGTCAAGCCAGTCAACCAGGATAAGTATCAAGTATAAGTGTATAGTTGACCAATAATATTTTAAAATAAAGACTATAAATATTTTTTTACTGCTTCCCATATGAATAGTTGTTTGGTAGAATAGGATCTTCACACTAAATTTAACTTAACCGCTAGGCGGAGAAAAAGGTATTATAAAATGTCTAAGACTATTGCAAACCCGTACGAAAATTTCATTGCGTTATCAAGATATGCAAGATGGATATCAGAAGATAATCGCCGTGAGACTTGGGGTGAAACAGTAGATAGATATTTTAACTTTATGCTCGGCCATCTAGAAAAGAACCATAATTATATTCCAAATGAGAAGCTTGTTGCGGAATTAAAAGAGTTCGTATTTGAACGAAATGTTATGCCATCAATGCGTTCTGTTATGACTTCAGGAGCCGCATTGGAAAGAGATAATGTAGCTGGATATAACTGTGCTTTCTTACCAGTTGATTCCCCACGTTCATTTGATGAGACTATGTATATCCTTATGTGTGGTACAGGTGTAGGATTCTCTGTTGAGTATAAGTACATCAATAAACTTCCTGCCGTCCCAGAAACTTTAGAGAAGTCAACTACGGTTATTACAGTAGAAGACTCAAAACAGGGTTGGGCTAAAGCATACCGTGAGTTACTAGCACTACTTTGGTCTGGACAGATTCCAGCAATTGATGTTTCTAAGGTAAGACCAGCAGGAGCAAGACTTAAGACAATGGGTGGAAGATCTTCAGGCCCACAGCCACTTATTAACTTGTTTGATTTTACAATTGCAAAGTTTAAGAATGCTACAGGAAGAAACCTAAAGCCAATCGAATGCCACGACATTATGTGCAAGATTGGTGAAGTAGTTGTTGTTGGAGGAGTTCGTCGCTCAGCAATGATTTCTCTTTCTAATATTAATGATATTGAAATGGCACAGGCTAAATCTGGTAACTGGTGGGAAGCAAGCCCACAACGTGCCTTGTCAAATAACTCTGTTGCGTACTCACGCAAGCCAGACATGGAGCAGTTTATTGCAGAATGGAAATCTCTATATGATTCAAAATCAGGAGAACGAGGTATATACAATGTGGCCGCAGCTCAAGCCCAAGCAGCCAAGTATGGAAGAAGAGATCCAGATATACACTACGGAACTAACCCGTGCTCAGAGATTATTTTACGTCCTTACCAGTTTTGTAACCTTTCAGAAGTCGTACTACGTGAAAACGATACAAAGAAAGATATTGAACGTAAAGTAGAGCTAGCAACCATTCTTGGAACCTGGCAGTCTACTCTTACAGACTTTAAGTACCTACGTAAAATCTGGAAAGATAACACAGAAGAAGAGCGTCTGCTAGGAGTATCTTTAACTGGACAATTTGGACATAAGTTTATGTCAGGCAAACAAGATTTGGTTGCACTAGAGTCATTCTTGATGACTCTTAGAGAAGCAGCAAGAGCAAAGAATAAAGAAGAGGCTGGGAAAATTGGGATTCCTGAGTCTGCCGCCATTACTTGTGTAAAGCCTTCTGGAACAGTATCTCAATTGGTCGGGGTATCTTCAGGAATGCATGCTTGGCATTCTCCATATTATATTAGAACTGTTCGTGGTTCAAAGGGAGATCCAATTTCTACCTTCCTTAAAGAGGTGGGGATTCCAGTAGAAGATGATGTAATGAAGCCAAACGATACATACGTATTCTCATTTCCAGTAAAGGCACCAGAGGGTGCAATTGTTAGAAATGATCTTACTGCTATTGAGCACCTAAACATTTGGTTGGTTTACCAACGTGCATGGTGTGAGCATAAGCCATCAATTACGGTTTCTGTAAAGGAAGACGAATGGATGGATGTAGGAGCTTGGGTATATAAGAATTTTGATGAGGTATCTGGAATTTCATTCCTGCCGCATTCAGATCACTCATACAAGCAAGCACCTTACCAAGAAGTAGACAAAGCAGAATACGATGCACTTGTTGCAAGAATGCCAAAGGATATTCGTTGGGAAGATTTATCTTTCTACGAGACAGAAGATGGCACATCTACTAATGCTACCCTTGCCTGCAGTTCAGACGGAAATTGTGAGCTAGTAGACATTTCTAGTTAAAAGTAGTACAATATAATTGGGGTAAAACCCAAATTCCTGGGCACACGGCCCAGAAATAGGAGGATCTAATGAAACAAGATCTAAACAACGATGGAAAGGTAACTATGCAAGAGAAATATCTCGCAGCGTTGGCAAGCTATGGTCGTCACTTTTTGGGTGCAGCTATCGCTCTTTACATGACTGGAAACACTGACCCAGGAGACTTACTCAAGGGCGGAATCGCAGCATGTCTGCCAGTTATTCTAAAAGCACTTAATTCTAACGAGCCAGCATTTGGCTTTACAAAGAAGTAAAAATTTAATATCGATTAGGAGTGCCCTTATGGTAAAATATCCATAAGGGCTTTTCTAATTTAGGGGTAAATGTGGCAGCGCAAAAAAATTTCGAAGTAGATCAAAATACAACCTTTACATTTGAGGTTCAGTATCTTGATGAAGACCAGGTGCCAATTCAATTACATTTTCACACCGCAAAACTTCAAGTAAGAGATACACAAGGCGGAAAAAAATTAGCATTCACCCTTGTAGAAAATGACGGGATAGTAATTAACCCAACCCTAGGTAAGCTTCAAATTTCAATATCAGCAGACAGAACAAATAAAATGTTTTATCCAAAATCAGCATACGATCTAGTTCTAATAGACCCAAGCGTTAACAAGACAAGATTGCTAGAAGGGTACATGACCTTAAGTAGGTCAGTGACAATATAATGGCAACACGCTTAATAGTAACCGAAAATAACCCACTCGTTGTAGTAAGAGCATCTGGAGCACCAGGTCGTACAATTATCAGCGGAACAGGAAATCCAGCTAATACCCTAGGGGTGCCTGGGGATTTTTACTTTGATACAACAACAACAAGATTCTGGGGGCCAAAAGCTTCTCAGACTAACACTTGGAATATAGCCCAAAGCTTTATCCTAGATAAGCAAATAGCACTAACGCATACATGGGAGCTATCTCAAGTAACAGGTCCAGTAGATGGAGTCTATCGGGTAGTAATTAATCACAATCTAGGTTTTAGCCCAAACGTAACAGTTAAATCTAGCGCAGGCGACATATTAGAAACAGGAATAGACTATAATAGTATTAATCAAATAACACTGACTATGGCACAACCGTTTTCAGGGACAGCACATCTGTCATAAGGGAGAAAGAAAATGGCAAGAAAATTTTTAGTCAGCGTCGATCTCAATAAAAATGAGCTCCTAAACGCTAGAATTCAGAACTTGGGCGCAGCACCATCAAGCCCAGTATCTGGACAAATTTATTACGACACATCAAACTCAACGATGTACTACTACAATGGACTGTCTTCACCAGACGGACCATGGATGCCAATGTCAGGATCAACAGAAGTTGTTCAAGACATAATTGGTGCATCTGTACTTGCAGGTACAGCGTTAACATCAACATACAACGATACAGCAGGAACAACAACTCTTAAGCTCAACGATACAGCCGTAACAGCGGGAGCGTATGGGTCATCAACAGCTATTCCAACATTTACAGTTGACGCACAAGGTCGCTTGACTGCAGCGGGAACAGTAGCTCTTGCAACACAGCTAGATCTTGGTGCAGATAATGCACATGGTGGGTATAAGCTAGATCTTCTAACAGACACAGTAAAATTTGTCGGTGGAGAAGGGATCGATACCACTTATACAACAGACGGAACTCTTCATACAATTACAGTAGCAGGAGAAGACGCAAGCGCATCAAATAAAGGTATTGCAAGTTTTGATGCAGTAGACTTTTTAGTTTCATCTGGAGATGTATCCCTAAAGGAAGAGCGAATCCAAGACATTGTTGGAGACATGATTGTCGCACCAAACACTGAAAATGGAATCGTAGTTACATATGATGACACAGCAGCAAAGCTAAACTTTGATGTTGCCGACTTCGATGTACAGCTTTCTGGAGATGTAGTTGGTACAGCCACAGTAACAAACCTAGCAAGTATCAATATCTCAACAACAATCCAGCCAAACTCTGTAGCCCTCGGAGATGACACAACTGGAGCTTATATCTCAACAGTTGCTGGAACAGCAAATGAGATTACAGTAGCTGGATCAGGTGGAGAAACAGCAGCAATTACAATTGGTTTGCCAGATGACGTAACAATTACTAACAACCTTACAGTTGGCGGTAACTTAAACGTAACTGGAACAATTAACTCAGTAAATACCACTCAGGTAAATATTGTTGATAACAAGATTAACCTTAACACCGACTTTACTGGAACCCCAACAGTAGATGCTGGTATTAGAGTAGAGCGTGGAGCATCTGCTGACGTAGAAGTTCTATGGAATGAGACAAATGATCAATGGACACTTACAAATGATGGAACTAACTATCATGAGATTGTGCGTAAGTGGAAGTCTGATATCACAACAACAGAAGTTGCACCATATACATTTACAGCAACACACAATCTCGGAACACGGGATGTAACAGTAGCAGTATATGCAAACTCTGCTCCATATGGAGAAGTTGAAGTAGATGTTGACCATACATCAGTTAACGTGGTAACATTAACATTTGCAGCCGCACCAACCGCTGGAGCATACAGAGTCGTAATCACTGGTTAAGGAGAGATAAATGTCTGTAAAAAGATTAGTCTCCTTAAATACAGTCAGTTTAGCGACTGACCCAGCAAATCCAAGAATCGGTGACCTATATTTAAATAGCGTCTCCAACAAAGTAAGAGTTTATACCAATACTGGTTGGATTGAAGTTGGAGCAGGTTCAGCAGGATCTGCAGTATCAATAGGAACTACAGCACCAACAACACCTTCCCCCAAAGAGGGTGATCTTTGGTACAACAACGTTGATCCTCACTTCTATACTTATGATGGAACATTCTGGGTAGAAATATCTTTCGGACCCGTCGGACCTGTTGGTCCAGGAGTAGCAGCAGGCGGAACCACTGGTCAGATTGCAGCTAAATCTTCAAACGCAGACTATGCAGTTACATGGGTAAACCCTTATACCGATACAAATGCAAAAGATGCCGTTGGAAATGCAGTAGGATCAGGTCTTTCTTACAATACAACTACAAAAGCAATATCAGTAAATACCGCATTAATTGCATCTCAGACTTATGTAGATAATGCAGTCTCAGCGCTCTCCTCAACCGCCGCAGAAACTTATGTGCCAGATTCTTTGGTCGGTAACCCAGATGGAATAGCAACGCTAGATGCAACTGGAAATGTTCCTATCTCCCAGCTAGGAAATATAATTGACGGGGCTCCAGCAGTGCTGAATACCCTAAATGAATTAGCAGCAGCCGTAGGCGACGATGCTAATTTTATTACTAATATCACAAACTCTGTTTATGACACAGAAATTGGTATAATAATGGGAGCGTACTAGGAGATAATATGGCAAATGTAGCAAAACAATTTGTAAGGGCAGCAGCAGCCACTTCCTCAGCAACGCTATATACTGTTCCAGCAAGCAAGACTAATATAGTAACTAATATTTCAATTACCAATACAACAGCTGCAGCAATTACTGCCACAATTTTATTTAATGACGTTGCATATATTGCAGCGGTAACAGTTGGCGCAAACGATACCCTTGTCATGGATACAAAGACGGTTCTTTCTACCACACAAACTATTAAAGGTTTTGCTTCTTCAACTTCTGTAAACTTTCACATATCGGGGGTTGAATTTTAATGGGAGTTCGTAAAGCAGCTTCGGCATCAGTAGCACTCTCAGGCGGCGGCGGAGGAGCAACAATACCAGTAGGTCCAACAGCGGAAAGACCACAAAATGCTAGTATTGGAGACCTGTATTTTAATACAACTCATGATACACTTGAGCAATACACCAAAAGCGGTTGGCAAAAAACTTATGAAAAAGTTGCTATGGCTTTAAGGATGAACAGAATGGAGACAATGTAAAATGCCAGACTATACCTCGTTAGCCACAGAAATTACCGCTATTAAATCTGAGATTGCAGCATCAATTGGTCACACAACTTATAGCGCACAGGATTTAGTTTATCTAGCATCAGCATTAAACACATTAGGTGGAATGCTTGGCGTAAATGACATTGTTACAGCAACTGCAGATAAAATTGCAGATCTTGAAACAAAGAAAGTTGCCTCTCTTGCATCGATGGAAACTGCACGAGTCGGAGCGGTGGCAGACGTAGTAGCAGAAAGAGCAACAGCAATTAGCAATATTACAACATTAGGTACAACGACAATGAATCAAATCAATTCAGCGTCAACAAGTTTTAACGTACTATTTATAGGGAGCATGATATAAAATGGCAATTAATTACAAGGTATTGGGACAAGTAGTTCCATCAGCAAACGCAACATACACACAGATTTACGCTGTTCCAGCGGGAAAGCAAGCTATCTGCTCATCACTAACAGTGGCAAATCTTTCAACAGATGACGTTCTCTATCGGGTAAGAGTAAGAGTTGCAGGCGCTGCAGCAAATGACAAGCAAATTTTAGTATATGACACAGCAGCAGCTGCAGGAATATCACAAGCACTTCAACTTTCAATGACCCTAGGTACAGGAGATATCGTAGAAATTTATGCGGCATCAACATCAATCGCATTCAATTTATTTGGATCAGAGGTGGATGCATAATGCCAGGTTTTAATACACTTCCCGCAGTAGGCGGAGGCGGCGGACAGGCTAACATGACATATGTTGCTTCTATTCATATGAATACATACAATCGTTCATGGGCTCAAGGTGGAACAGCAGGATACTACGCTTTGTATTCAACAAATCAAGAAAATGGATATGCATATTTTGTAGGAGCTACTACAACAGGAGTTGCTTTGAATAGACTTGCAAATATTACACACAGTTTTACAAGAATTGATATTATTGCGCCAGTTAACGATATGGTTTCTTTGTACAGAGCAAAAGTAAAATCAACATCTGTATTTAATAATCCTTTTGCAGCATTTTCATCATTCCCTTCCACAATTAGAAGCTCAGGAAACTTTGTTCTTCCAAATAACGCACTCCCCCTTGTAAATATTCTTGTATCTGGAGCAGGTGGGCATGGCGGGCATGGAACACACAATGGCGCAGGCGGAGGTGGAGGTGGCGGTGGAGTTGTAAAGCTTACAGCTTTTCAAGCCGTTGGAACAACTGCTGTAACTATTTCTGGTTCTACTAGTGGCAACAACGGTGGTACTTCTGGAACTACATATTTTGGTAACGTTTATGCACTTGGAGGCGGAGGCGGAGGTCATAGAGGTGGCAACAACGGTGGCCCAGGCGCAAATGGCGGCGGATCTGGTAATCACGGTGGAACTGGCGGAGCTGGAACAACTCAAACAGTTTCAACTGGATTAGGAACTTCAGGTTCACCAGTTTATCACGGAGGACACTCTGGCGGAAATGGTGCAGGACCTAACAATCACCACGGTGGCTCAGGTGGTGGCGGTGGAGCAGCAAGTGCTGGAGGCAGCTCTAATGGCCAGCACAACTACGGTAGTGCTGGAATAGGACATGTGTCAGATATTGAAGGATCAAACCATATGTACGGTGCAGGGGGTCCAGGCGGCGAGTATAATGCACGTGCAACTGTTGGATGGGCTGGGCACAATGCAAGAGGACATGGTGGAGAATGTGGAAATGAACAAGGTAATCCAGGCGGGGATTCAGGAACAGTAATTGTGAGGTACTATATACCATGAGTCTATACGCAAAAATTGAAAATAATACTGTTGTTAATGTTATTGTATGTGACGATGTAACAGTTGGATCGCTTGTTGGAGAGCATGTAAAAGTAACTTCATTAACAAATAACCCATACGTTGGTGGAGAGTATCGAAGAGATGTCAATAAGTTTATTGAAGCAAAGCCTCCTTACGATTCTTGGATTTTAAATGATGATCTTAAGTGGGAGTCTCCAAAAGGACCTCAACCAGCACATAATTTTGATTGGGACGAAGAATCTCAAGAGTGGATTGATCAACCAATCAAGTCTGAATAAGGAGTAAAAAATGGCAGTAACACTAGATTTAGTATCTAAGAACTCCTTGCCCGCCCTAGGCGGTAACTTGACGTTCAAGGCCCCATCAGTATCAGCAGTAACAAAGCAACGTATATTTATTCTAAACGTAGGTATGCTTGTAAATGCTGGTTTATATAGCCTTGATTTTACTAACGGTGCTCCAACTAATGTTACTTATATTAATATTCTAGATGGCGACGGAAACATCATTGATAAATCTTTTGTTAGCCCTTCATTTACTACAACATGGAACTTCAATCCAAGTAAGAATTGGGCCAAGATTATTCTTGTTTCAGATAACCAGTATATTAACTGGCCAACAAACTCTAATGCTGTAGTATCTTCAGGATTGATTTCAAATACAAATACTACACCAACCCCAACACTTCCTACAACTGCAGCAGTACAACTTACTAATGCCCTAACCTGTAGAAATGTCGGCGGAACAGACTATGTCTGGTCTTATCCAACATATAATGTTGCCACAGATGCATACTATGCAGGCAAGATTGTAAATGCTACAACAATGGCAGCAGTTGATCTTTATTCAAATAATTACAAGGGTGCATCATTTGCCTTTGACTATACTAATAATAAGATGTACATAGCA